GTAAAAATCCGCTTGATGGCAGGTTGTACTTCCGCAGTCTGTTTTGTCGCATTATAAGAATGTATAATCCCAGGCAGGCAAGTATGAAGGTTCTTTAGAGCAGCATCGACCGCAGATTGCCCAACCTCTTCAACACTTGCTAGAGTGGATTTATTGCGTTCGATTTTTGCATAGTCGTCTGACATTTAAGCCAACCCCAAAGCTTTGAACATTTGTTTAGTATATTTACGCCGTTCTGTGTTGTGATGTGCCAAAGCGGTTTTTGCCAGGCAATTACCCCGATTGACTTTTTTGCCAACATTATCAATATGAGCATCACTTGTACCAGTGCATAGCTTTTCGGCATTATTTTTCTTAAACCAAAAAAACATAGACTTAAAATAAATACGCGGGTCGCCCTCAAGTGAATCTGGGTCAGTATCTGGTGGTAGCCCGCAATACTCAAAAAACTCAAGAAAATTAGTCTTTCCAGTTGTCTGCAATCCAAAGCACCCGCGATAAAACCAACCATCACCGCTGGCTTCGTCACCGTTCCCATTCCTATTAGCGTACACATAATTAGCAATGGCTTCTGGTTTCTTTGCGTGTTTCTCCGCTAAACCTGGCTTTCCCTTGTAATAATTTTTAAAAATATTAAGCAAGCCAGCCACATCATAATTTAAGTTCTCCCTAAAATTTTTCCATAAGCCGCTTTCGTGCATACCTTGTCCTAGAACATGAGCAAACAACAGCTTATCAGTAATGCCTAAATCAGCCATCATTGCCTTGGCAGTATTCGGCCCCATGACGCCATCAGCGGTTAAGCCTAATTGTTTTTGATATTCAACTAAGTAGTTCATATTGCCCCAACTCCGTTGACCTTCTCAACAGTGCGAGCAGTAGCCAGACCCAACATGCCAAATAAAATCTGGCTGGTTATGGTGGTATCAATTACCGGAAAAATACCCGTATAAGCAAAACCAACAACAGCCAAGAAACGGGCTAATGGCTCAAGAATTGCAACATAAGCCATCCCGGCAACACACACCCAACCAACAGCAGGTCGCCAACCTGAAACAAACAGACTTGGATTAGCTGCTTCAATCTTGTTTATTTCCAGTTGGGATAATATTAATTGGTATTTGTTTTGCATTTCTTGAACAGCCTGCTCAAGCTTAGCCTTTTCAATTTCCGTGGCATCAGGCCATACCCGTTTAACCACATCATCCGCTAAGGTACTCACCGCAGCTATAGCATCGTCAATTCCAAACATCAGACATTCCTGCTTTTGGGGATGGGCTCCCCGATGCCCACGCATTCAATTTCCGAGAACCACTCATTGCCCCGGTTGTCGCCTTTGTGTGTTATCTTAATTATTTTATAAATCCCGTCCGGGTCTTGTCGAACCGGGTCTTGCTGAACGCTTTCTTTCTTTTCTCTAGGTACTGCTAAAGACTGCGGGCGATTACGTTTTGCTTTTATGTCATTGTTGTTTAGCTGTATCACCCCGTTAATTTTTAATTGTGGGTTGAGTAGGCATTTGACCGCAATGCCCCGGTCATTGGTTTCTGGGGCGGATAACATACCAGTCTCGGAATTAATAACAATAGCCTCGTCTGGTAAAGTATCATCAACATGAACAATGGTTAATTGTCCATCCTGTATTGACCAGTTCGCACCGTTCCGAATAGCAACCTGCCGCACCACGTCTCTGGTATTACCACTAATGACCTTTCCCCGTCTGCGGGTCTTACCCTTTAACTTCACATACCCTTTCTTGGTTGTGCCAAACGTAGACACGGCCTTATCAATAAGCTGGTCATCGCTCGTACCCGCGGATAACGTCTCATTGATAACACTCGTCTTATAATCCTCGTCCCCGTCTCCGCCTTCAATCTCAGTCACGTAATCATTGCCTTCCCGGTAGCGATACACATACTTGATTGAACCTGTAAATATTAAACGCTCTTGGTCTACATAACCAGCACGAACCACCATATCCTTAAATTCATTTTTAATCTTAGCTTCATTAGTTGGGTTAAGGTTATAAATTTTGACCACCACGCTATTCGGTATTTCATCCACAGTCTTGGTAATATCAAATAGGATACGCAATTGGTTAACCACAATTCCCTCGTCTTGGGAGCCCACCAATACTTCCACATTACGTTTCCATTGGCGAGCCATTATGCGATCACCTCATCCGGACTAAACCATACCAACACCGCATCATCGGTGAACCCTGTAAAATTGGGTTCTGCCCCGTCTTTATTCTTATCAGCTATAAACATCTTGCCAATGTTGAAATTATAAGGAGCGAGTAATTCCTGACCCAATACCAAAGGAACCCCATAAATTAAAAATAACTTACTAACATCCTCCATGATGTTCATCGTCCACACCTGCGAGCGTTCATTGTACTGTAAGCCTAATCTGTATTTTATGTTACCGAATTGCAGTACCATCTCTTGAGCAACCGATTCCAATATGGGTATTTCCAGAATCATAATAATGCCCCTATGCCCGTCTTGTATAGCGCGGACGATTTTTTTGTGGTTACATCATTCCCCTTGACTTCAGAGCGGTCAACGATTGGGCTTGCCTGGCGGGCGGTAGCCCCCGCTCTAGGGGTTGCTTGCTTATCTGTTATAGTCTTGGAACCTTTAGAAGTTGAGCTGTTCGCGGTTGTTTTTACTTTCTTGGATTTGTATTTAACCGTCTGTGTATTAACAATAATCACTTCTCTTAAATCAGCAACAAAAATCAAAGCCCCGGAGGTATCCTTATCTTGGCTTGTCTTCAAGTTTGTACAAATCATATTCTTATATAACTTAAGACCAGTTTGTACATCAAAGGGTTCTGCTGACCGTTGTAAAGTAGTTAACAAATCCATAGCCTTTATTGAGCGGCTATCTGACCCATAAGGCCCTAGACCACTATCCGCAAGCGGGGCATCTGTCACCCCTGCACTTATGGAAACGTGAACAGGTAGCATAAAAGCATGGTCGCTGACCACAACCCCCGACTCAACGGGGTTATCCGTGACCTGCAATTCGTAGTCGTGGGATTCTTCGAATACAGCATCAAAGCTTAACCCGCCCATGGTTCTCAAAATAGACGCGGTTGTCATTGGGTCACCTGTGATTTGTGGTTACGTGCAGCATTTCTATTCGTATTGCTTAATGCCCGGTTAACCTCGTGACCCGCTTTAACCGGGTCGGTTGACTTAATATTGAAATGGTTTGTCTGATTGGTTGTGTTATTGCTAGAATTCTGCGTATTAGAGCCTGCTTTCCCAACGACCCCGCCATTTGCATTAAGCGAGTTATTTGCACCGCTTAAACCTGCGCTAAATTGCGGAATTCGCATACTTGCACCACCACCGAAACCCAAATTAAACAACCCCTGAGCTTTTTCCACAAACATCACGACTTTCGCAATGGATTCCCCTATCCAGACACCCAACCCAACAAAGGCATCTTTTACCGCTGTCACCGCAGCAGCAACCGCGTAGACCTGTAAAGCAACATCCGGATATTTGGCTAATATTTGCCCAATAAGGGAATCATTACCTTCAACCCAATTAATAAGGTCATCGACAATCAAAACTATTGCAGCAGCAATAGCACCCAGAGCAACCGGGACTAATAGAGCTCTAGCCCAGAATAACAACATTGCAACACCCGCCGCCTGTAATACCGGGTTAAGTTCAAAGAACGCATTAACAACAAATTTGACCACATTAACCAAACGGAACAACCAATCCGCCAGGAAGGAAACCGTACCGCTTATTACTGCCAGAACTTGGTCAATTCTGAGACTAATCCAATCCCGATTGACTAAGACCCAACTTCTAAACCTGTCCACTAAATCCCGAAGCGAGGGCATTAACTTAATAGCCACCTGCTCCTTAAGGGCTTTGACCAGAAACAAAGTTCTGTCCATAGAATCCTGGAATGCGCCCGCTTGCTTAGCATCCTCCTCGCTTACTATACCGAACGCCCGGGCTTCATCTCGTAATGCTTGTATCCCATCCTTACCCTTTTCAAGCAATGGTATCAGGGAACGGTCAATCCCCAACTTTTCCGCCATACCAATTTGTTCTTGGCGAGATAGCCCCTGCATTTTTTCTGCAACTTCAGCAAGCACCACATCAAAGGATTTAACCTTCCCATCCGCACCCTTAGCATCTAGCCCCAACTTCTCAAAGACCTTCGCACCACGCCCAAGGCCCAATACTGCCTCACCAGTTACCCGGTTCAACCCATCTACGGTTGATTTAACCGCTTCTAGAGAGGAACCGCTTAACTGTGCAGCGTGCCCAAGTTCTTGCACCGCCTCAATGCTCACATTCTCTTCATTTGCCCAATCACCTAGGCTATC